TAGTTAATCTTTGTAAATGTAGGGTTAAAGTTTCCCTGTGTTAATTGTTCTTTAGCATCTATGCAATGTTCAGGAATACATCTAAACAACTCTTCAATGCTAAAAATTATACAATCTTCTTCTTGCTTGTATTTATCATAAACATTTTCAAGTTCATAGTCATTACCAACTATAAGTGCATATTTATCTTTGTTGTATTTATAGCAAGATATATTAGGATTAAGTTCTGAATATCCGTTATCTGTAGCAGCTTCAATGATTGCATCGTAAGCTCTATGCATCATCTCGCACATAGAGAATATTTTTTTATAATTTTGTTTTTTAAGTGATTCTTTAAACATCCATTCTGCTCTTTCAAATTTTAATGCAACATTACTTGGTATTATTTTTAATAGTCTTTGCTTACCACCCCATTTCTTTACTATTTCAGATTCAAGCTTCCTAAGTATCTTAATCTGTAACAATGCATTATCTTTATATATATGTTTCATGGATATATCAAAAACTTGGATCATTGTTGGATATATGGATATATCCTAAAGGATATATATCCATTATATCCACTACAAGTTGATTTCGGATAGAAAATAGCCAATTTATATCCACTTTATATCCACATCTATCCACTTTTCTATCCACTAAAACACTCCTTCATCCCATTTTTTAGCCTGATAACCATAGTTTTCTTTGTAATGTACCAATCCTTTTTCCTTTAATTGCTTTAATCTTCCTTGAGCAGTCTTACGTTTTACCTTCAAAATACCCTCAATATCTGCTGCATTAAGCCAAACACTTACAGGATCGTCTGGGCATTGCTGTTCAGCTACAGTTATAAGTGCTTTTATAGTTTCTTCATTAACTGTAGATTCTTTAATATCTATTGGCTTATCTTCAGGTATAAGCACCCCACTTGTTAGGTTATCAAAGCCAAGCAGATTTACTTCATGGAACTTATATTGCATCTTAGCCATACCCATTCCATCTTTGTTAAGTGTCTGCTCAAAATCAACCCACATTTCATCAATGATATCATCTCTGCTTACTTTGAACTCATAATCTAAACTTGCCTGTATAACACTTGATCCTCTTGCTCTAGCATTTGATCCATGACCTGTATGATGCACAAAGCAACAAGTAGCACCAAACTCTGCAACTAACTTATCTAATCGCTGTATAAACAATCCTACATCTTCACTAGAGTTCTCGTTACCTGAGAAGTTACGCTGAAAGGTATCAAATATTATCAATCCAATACTTCCATACTGTTCTTCTATCTCCCTGCAAGTTGTCAACAACTTATCAAACTCCTCGTCCTCTGTAATCCTTGCACCTCTATTAGATAATAGAAGCGGTGCTTTTGATAAGTCTTTGTTAAAGTATTGCTCATAAGCTTTTATCCTTCTTCCTACTCCTCTCTTGCCTTCTCCACACAAATACAGCGTAGTTGCCTGTTTACTTGCACTTCCATAAAACTCCTCACCCATAGCAACAGCACACGCCATAGCGATAGCTACAAAAGATTTGCCTGATTTTGCAGCACCAAAGATAGACATAACTGATTCTCTTTCAAACATATCCTGTATCAACCAATCAGGCTCTTTCACCTCCGCCATAACTTCATCGATACGTTGAAAGTAAATATCGCTTTTGGGCGGTAACATTTGATTACCTTTAATGTATTGTTCTAACGCAAAACTATTGTCAAAATAATTAGATTCGTTGGCATCCCAAAGATCGTCCTTCTCTGCAAAGTCTTTAGGTGGTAACGCTATCCTTACGTTACACCCATTCTTCTTTAGATACTTGCCTAACTCCCATGCAGCTTCTTTGCCGACATCATCATTATCTGGAAAGATATAAACATCTCTGTTAAATACAGGCGACCAGTCTGATTTCTCCCAAGACTTAGCTCCACCATGCCAACAGGCAACATCGCCATCATAAAGCTTGCCTGCTCCCAAGCACGCCTTCTCACCCTCATTAATGAGGATTGGCTTGTTGGGATGGTTGCACTCGCTATAAATAGGCAACTTGCCCTCTGGTCTACGCATTACCCAACTATCGCCAACCTTAGTAAAAGGTGCGTACTTTTGTTTGATTGGATGATTGTCTGGAAAGCGTAAGACTAAAAAGCTGTCATTATATTTAAGTTTGATTTCAGCTTGCGACCAAAGTTTTAATAAAGCATCTCTAGAGAAAAGCTTTGCACCCATTTTTAGTGGAGTAGCATTATGACTGACAACATTATTTACTTTGGAGGTAATGTTGCCATTGGATGCAAAGCCTTGATCGAATTTTGTAAGTATAGCTTTATCTACATTGTTTGTCTCTAATAACCAAGCAACACCTCCGCCTTCATCATTCTCGAAGTCAAAAAAAGTACCTGCTTGTATATTAAATACAAAGCTTCCTTTTGATCCCCACCGCCATTCTTTATCTGTTTTAGTTTTCGGTTCTCCTAAGACCTCTAAAGCAATTCGTGGAGCTATATTAACCCACTTATCTTGCATGATCTAGAATGGCAAATCATCTTCTGTTAAGTCGCCACTCTTAGCAACTTGTTCATCAACCTTATCGCTTAGACCTGCATTTGGACTAACCCAATCATCATCATTTGGTGCGTCAAACGTAGGAATAACAAATGAATCTGCTCTTGGTTTCCAATCTACAAAAGAAAACTTAGCTTTGTGAAATTCACCATATTTGCCTTTTACAGTTTCAAAACCTTCATATAAAAAACATGGTAATTCAGGACTTTTTTCAGCTTTTTGATTCCAACATTGCGACAAAATGTTTAGCATAGTTTGATACTCGTTGACACTAGGTCTTTGCCATAATAAAGGCTTATCCTCTACACCATCAACCATAACCCAAATAGAGAAGGCTCTTTTCCAACCATGTCCTGCTGGTGGTTGTGATTTAGCACCAACAACATCATCCCAAACAAACTCATAGCCACCCTCATATCTTCCCCAACCTGTTTGTAAGGTTTCAAGATCAAGTTGCATATATTTAAACTTACATTCCTGATCTGCAAGCTTAAATTGTTTATCCCTACTGATAAATTTAAGATAAATTGAATTATCTGATTCTTGTAGTATTTCCATACTTAACTCTCCTTTTTAATGAACTACTTTATTAGCAGTTATTATTTCATATTCAGCTATCAGGTAAGCAGTATTGCTTTCCTTCCAACTCCCAAAATCTTCTATGACTATGCCTAAAAAATCTGCTCCTCGCTTGAGCTTACAATATTCGTCCCAACAGTATTTATCAAAAGCAGCATCATAATTGATTATTTCTTCCATGACTGAACTTCGTATTTAAGAATATCTAAAAACTCCTCAAAAGAAGTGAAGGCAACAGGATGATGATACTCACTATCGCTTATATTTGAGTTAATCATACTTAGGGGGAACGCTACTCTAATAGGTAAGTGGTTAAACTTAAAAATTAGAACAGGTGTATTGTCATCTCCTGCTGCTTCACAAACTTGTCGCCACCATTTGTCTTTGTACCAATTATTACTACTTCTAGCATAGTTTTTACATTCAAAATAAATGTAGCGTAATTTTAAATCTGGTTGATTCTTTTCCTGATACTGATTGAGGTTTCTACTAACTCTATCGTCTAAATGCGTTGTCTCAAGCATCGCATTAATCTTCTTTGCACATTCTCTCTCAAAAGCTGCTCCTTTGGCTCTAGCGTTTACCATCTAGAATCCTCGTTGTCTTAACAACACTTGTACCATTAGCAAAGTTGGTAAATTCATGTACCAGAGTTTTATCCTCTAAATCTCTTGACCAACCCATCGCTGTAATCTGTTTTGCCTTTTTCTCTTCTTCTAACCTAAGTCTAGCTTTTGCTACTTGTTCATTAAACTGTGTCATAACCCCTCCACATCAAAATCAACATTGACCAAATCATGCTTAACAGAATTTATACCTACTTTTAAAAAGTATTCTGCAAGTTGCCCCATTGGTTTACCTGTTTGTGCTGATAGCACCTTGAGTTCTTTGTGTACATCTTTGTAAACCCAAACTGCTTCCTTGCCTATTTTCTCCATAGCTTCCTCATCAATAAAATCTGTAAAGTTAGTTTTCATAACCTGTTAATGCATCATACATTAATATATTCATATCTTCTAATCATCATCCCTATTTAACATATAAATTATGCAAGACATAAGTGCAACTCCTAACGTGCTAAAGATCGCTAATAAAATGATTGTCAATATCTCTTTCATCTTACTTTTCCTATATAATCAAGACTGGGTATCAGAAAACTCTCCAACATCAACTCCTCCATTTGATTTATTCTGATACCCTCTTAATATTTAAAGTTTTCCTTCTAACGCTGTAAGCTTCTTTAGCAGGAACAACCTTTTCCTCTTTAGCTTTGTAATGTGTCATACCCCAATTAATACTAAATTCACCAACTTTTGCCTTACTATGATTACCCATTGCTTCCATCAACTTCGCCATTGCGTTCTGTTTGCTCGCCTTTGCGTTCTTGATAGTTTCATCGCATAACATGATTTGCCTTGCGTGATCCTCATACAGCTTGTCAAGATCAATCACTTCGTCTTCTGTAGCTTCAGGATGCACTAGCACGCCATCATTCCGCTTTTCATCAAGTAGTTCAAAGGGAAAGTAATCCTCTTCTTTTACTCTTCTATTCCAATCCTCTACTGCTACTCTAAGCTTATCTGCAAAAGCAGGATCACGCTTATAGACAAACAAGCGGAAATCTGTAGATTGATATAACACAACTAATAATCCCCAGTCTACGCTTGCACACTCCATTTGTGCCTGCATCTGTAATACGCCACGCCATAAAGCAGGTATATTTTCTGCATAGTCTCTTGTACATTTGCACTCAACCACGCCTTGTCCATCTAGTTTCACCTCTGTTGCATCTGGTAAATATATACCTCTGCTTACATCCTCTTTGATTACTAAATTATCTGCATGAGCCAATCCATCTAATGATGCTTCAAATAATAGATATGGGTGTTTAGCTACTACACTAATGTTAGTTTGTATATCCGTCATACCTAATCTTTCGCATCCTTCGGTGATAAGAACAGGCTCTAGCACATCACCTGTTCTCTGTATGTTAGTTTGCTCATACCTAGTTAGTTTTCCATGCTTTGCATCTATGCACCTTTTAAGTGCTTCATTTCTTGAACCATACTTATACTCATTAAATAAGTAAGGTGCAATAGATGCAGTAGCTATATCATCTCTAGTTAGTTTACCGACCATTAGTTACTCCTTTCAATTGCAAAAAAACCAAAACCAACCTTACCTCTAATGGTATATTTTGATCCATCAGTAAATCCCCATATAGCTATTTTATGACTATCTTTAAGATATTCCTGTTTATCCTTGCCTGTAACGATTGGGATTTCTTCACCACCAAAATCTATACCTGAATCGTAATTAACCATAATATCCGCCATCATTAATCTTTACAGACTTGATGTAGCTACGCTTACCTTTAGCAAGTTCACGCAACATTCTGATTTTAGCTTCATCATAATCTCTATACCTAGCGATCATTTTAAAGTCTTGCCTATGAGCATTTTTCTTAGGCTCTTGCATAATCCAATAGTTAAATGTTGTTTCCATTTACTTACCCTCCTAATTGTTTTTCCAAATAATGAATTGTCCAAGCAGAGAAGAATCAGTCTCCTGTACAGTAAAATCGTTTGTAGGTTTAAGATATTCTATTGGAACATCCCAATCTTCCCAAACATTTATGTAATTCTTTGATGTGTTTAAGGCACTTACATCACAATATTTTCTTTTTACTTTTTGAATTACAACAGGAACTTTTTTATGATTATTAGTCCAATCAAAGAAGTAAGCTGTATCACCTTTTTTTAATGTAGTTTTCATTTACTTACCCTCCTGTTTTTCTCTTTTGGAAATTGTAAATTCTATATATCGTATGATAGGTTGCCAAGCTGCATAGCATGCCGCCTTCTCAGAAGGTCTACGACTAGAATTTTCATCATCAAAATTTATTGCATCGTCAATAAAAGTTAGACAATATTTTAAATTTGCTGTGCTAAGTTTTCTTAGTCTTTTTTTAACATAACAATCTTTAGAAGCGTTAAACTTTATCCAATTATTATTTATTTCGTCAAAGTATTGTTGTTGTGTTTTCATTTAATTACCCTCCTTAAAATCATCAATACACTCTTCTATAGTTCTTGTCTCTTGTAAGGTCGAACCTTGCAAGACCTTAAACTTAATCCAGTTATCTCTGATACCTTGTTCGACCATATACTCGTCCTCTAAAATACACCCCACTTCGGAAGCAGTTATGCTTCCATCGTGTATCATTTCGAGTTCAAGAACCACTTTAAATTTAGAATAAATATTTTCCATTTACGCCACCCCTTCTTCATTTGTAAATGCAAAAGTATCATATTTATAGTTTGATACATCGATTTCTAAACTAGCTTTTTGATATGCCTCCTTATCTGATTTACAGATAGGATTACCATTATCACAACAAGTTTGGCAATATTGAATTTCATCACCCAATCTTCCGTCTGCTATTACCCAACCTTTACCTTTACAATCTTCACAATTATTCATGTCTACTACTCCTTTTTTGTTAAACATAAATATATTATACATATATATATTTATATGTCAACAACTTTATAACTTATTTATTTTAGGTACTGAACTTAACTCTTCTAAGGTTTCTTGTAGGGTATCTATTTCAAAGGTGTCTGTTATCTGTTTATTTGTAAAGGTAAAGTAATTCTGCGTAGTGTTATTTGGTTGGAACTTGATACGCTTCCCTCTAGAACCAACGAATACAAAAGCGTAAATATCGCAATGATAGTGCCGATATACTTCAGATTTTGCTCTTGATGGTTCATGTGCAAAAACATATTTTCCTTCTTTTGTTTCCTTTCGTGTTTTAACTTGTACTGTATATTTAGCTGATCCTAACTCAACAAGTAGATCAGCAGGATGTTTGTCTTGCGTTGGATAACACCAATCGCAATACTCTAACAAAAATGTTTGCACTAGAGATTCGCCTAATGCTCCTAGTCTTGAATTGCTTTGGTGCTGTTCGCTTGACTTTGACATTTGGCAAGCTCCTCACTATTAAATAATGCTCTTCTTCCCACCTGACTTGCGTATTTAGAATTTAGCAATTCTTTACTGGCTTCCTCCCATTGTCCTAGCTCCATATATGCTCTGGTTTTTCTGAATGACATCCATGCATTAATACCCATATTAAATACAAGATCAATGCAAACATATTGTGCTGCTATTGGAAAGCTACGCCAAACCTTCCAATGCTTATCTAATTCATCAATGACCGCTTCAATATCATTATCTAAAAGATATAGTGCTTCTTCCTCGCTAATACCATTGGCATCTAAATTTCTTCCTACACCCAAACTTAGGAATCCACTCGCACATTTATAAGGCTGAAGCACCATAGCTTCAAAATCTATCAAGCGATCTTTAATTATTTGTTTATCCATTACTTAGCAACGCCATTAATTTTTTCTACTGTTCTTAGACCACCTAAACCCAACATTCCCATCAATACAGTCATTAAAGAAGCCATATCAAATTCTGGTAGTTGCGGTAATTGATAGCCAAAAAAACCTGCAATAAATAAAATCAATGGTGCTAACACATAATGCCAAGCCATAGCAAAAGATAAACTCCATCCAAGAAAAGGTCGCCAACCTGCAACAAATATTGATCTATGACTAGCTTCAATCTTATTGATCTCGACTTGAGCCATATTAGCTTTATGTAGCTCTTGATCTAATTCATGTTGTAGCTTTGCTTTTAAATCTTTATCAGCAACAAACTTATCAAGAATATTGCTGATAGGATCAATAAGCTTTTCAATCATAAAAATAGATTAGTTATAAAAATACCAAACATAGAAATAACTACCATAGTTAAACCGCCTTTTATCCAAGTATTCAAACTATTTATATCCTCATCTAGTTTTTCAAAATGGTTAAAAGCGGTTTTCCATCTTTCAGCACATTGGATTTCATGTAGTTCAAGGTTATGGTTTACCTTTTCTGCTGTAATCCTAGTTGGCTTTTTTGTTGGTTTCCTTTTTGCTTGCATCTTTGCCTTCAAGCTGTTGTTCCAATTCGGCATTTTTAACTGTTAATGCTCTCAAAGCATGTCGCAGTTCAGAATTTTCCTGTATCGCCAATTGATACATAGCTTCTAAATTCAACTCATTTTCCATTTAACTCTCCTGTTAATTAATAAAATTAAATTTTAATATAAAACTGAATATTAATATACCTATTCAGACCATAAAGCGTTAGCTATTGTCTTTACAAAATCGTCTTGTCCTTCCAAGCCATCATCTTTACTTAAATTAACAACTTTAGTAGCTGTAATTGGTAAATCATCATCTTTAGGATCATCAAAAACTTCATTATAAACTACCATTAAAGTAGGGTATGTAGGTTCTTGATCCTCTTGATGATGAGCAGCAGGATAGCACTCAACTCTTTGTACTGTTTGCGTTTTTGTTATCGCCATAGTTTTCTCCTATAAAAAAATATTATTATACACCACCACCACCTCCTCCTGAGCCACCATGATTTGCTTGTAAATCAAGTAGTCTTCCTGTGGTATCTACAGAAGTTGTTGATGTTGGAAAAAATAGATTATCACTTCCAACTGTGAATCTAACCCTAAAACTAAAAGAAACTGCATTTGTTGCTCTTACCCTCGCTATTGGATTGCTTGAATTTGCTACTGCTTGCCAAGCAAAATTAACAGCAGAACCATTAGTCATACTGATAAAGCTATTAAAAGTACCTGTAATGCTTGAACCTGCTCCGTTTTGTTCAATCGTTGCATTAGAAGTACATTTGATTTGGAAATCTACGCTATTACCTTCGCAATTAGTGTAGTTAATAAATGTTGTTTGCTGTGAAAAGCCATCAACTGAATTGCCAGACGTACTGACCAATTGCACTCTGTTATTAGCAGTTTGCAGAGTTGCTACTACAGAACATGAGCTAGTCGGTGTAGAGGTTGCAGAGGTTGTACAATCTTCGTCACCCCATTGAGTAAAAGGCGTTGTTGCACTATAACTTCCTGCTGATACTGCTATATCAGAAGCACCTCTAAATTGTCCGATTGATATTTGTGTGCCAGAACCTGTATTTAGACCACCACCATTAAACTCTGGATGGGTAAAAGAATGATTACGCAAATCTGTATCGTTTAAAGAAACTGTAGTACCTGAAGAGCCACCAACAACAGTATGAATATCATCCATTGTTACATTAGTTACACCAACAAAATTAGGCACACTCATCTAGCTTTGCCTTGAGTTCATCTATTTGTTCTTGTTGATCTTTGATAGCTTCTATTAGATAACCGACTAGGTTGCCATAAGCTACAGACTTTGTACCTTGCTCATCATCTGCTGTTAAGACTAGCTCTGGTGCAATCTTTTCAATTTCTTGAGCAATGACACCACTTCCCTCTTCACCATCTCTTATGTAGCTTACACCTCGCATTTGTAGAGCTTTTTTGCCATCTAGTGTTTGTATGTTGTCTTTAAGTCTTTCATCTGAAAATGCTGTTACATTACCAGTAAAAGTTGCATCATTTACATTGCTTATAGTAATGGCGTTAGCACTTCCTGTTTCGTTTCTAATTGTAAAGGTTTCATTATCTGTTCCAACGCTAAAACTTCTTGCAACACCCTGCGAATCATTCAGAAATAGTTTTGGATATGTGCCAGCTGCAGTTATGTTTCCACTATTGATAGTTCCTATGTTTGTAAGGTTTCTTGAATTATCTATAACTGTGGTTGTACCAATTCTTAGACCACCATTTTTAATATCTACATTACCACCACCATTAATCTGGAATATATCTGAATAGTTAGTACCATCTGTACTGGTAAAAATCATTTCAGTATCTGTTTGAGCAGTACCACCATCAAATATCATATTGACTTCGCGACCACCATTAGACTTATTCCAACCTATATGTAAACCAACATTTCCATCTGTATTGACAGTACCAACATTTGACTTCACATTAAAATAACCACCTGTGCCTGTGCCATTAGTTACTGCTAAAGCAGTTTGTTGACCATTAGTAGATGTTGAAAATAATGACCTTGAACCAGTTACAGACAAACCACCTGTAGCATCAATTCTAGCTGTTTCTGTATTGCCATTAGCAAATCTTAAATAGCCATCTGTTTGAAATAAAGTACCAGAACCTTCGCTATTAATATTATATTTTGTACTGCCTATATTCCCTATATTGGTAAGGTTTCTGCTTTGGTCTATAAAAACAGTTGTTCCCATTTCTATTGAACCAGTAGCGATTCTTACATTAGTTTTTGGCTCTAATATAATATCTGATTGAGCATCTGTTATACCATTAGCATCTAATCCTAAATAACCACCATAAGTTCCACCTGCATTGGTGCTTATAATCATATCGGAATCTGTTAAAACATTAGCTGTATAACCAATACCCATAGCATCGCCAGAATTATTTTTAAATATAACTTTTGCAGAAGCACCACC